CTGCCCATCTTTACACGTTTTCTTTTGTTTTCTGATTCATTAATAAACTTAGAAGGAACGACTGTATTTTTACCAATCTCGGCATATTTTGATCTTAACCATGTAACAGCTTTTGTAGTGTGTTGCGAAATATCAACGCCAGCTTTCGTAGCGTCTTTAACCAACCTTGTGTAAATATATGCTGACATTAGCCGTTTAATTCCTTCTCTGTAATAATTTGAAACTTCCAACCGCGATCTTTACAATACTCTTCCGCAGCTTTCCACTTCGACTGATTCTTACCCCAAGTCATAACTTCGTTGATATATCGTCTAGTTCTTCGCTGCTGTTTCTTAGGTTCGCGCGTCTGAGCTAGTGGTTTAATCTCAACAAGTATGCTTTCTATTTTGCCATCTGGCGTTTTCTTTCTAAACCAAAAGTCTACGAAATATCGATGCATCTTGTTGTCTGTTACGCAGCGATAAGGAACTACAACTTCCTCCGAGTTCCACTCAATTACATCAGAATGAGTGTCAAGAAAGTTCATAAACTTTAGTTCTAAACTTGACCTATAAATAACTTTGGTCGGGTCACCCTTATATTTAGCTGGGTTCTTGACCTTGTATTTTCCCTTCCATGCCATTTTATCGCCTAAATAAAGAGTATAATCAACAAGGTATTTATATGACTAGTACAGGACCAAGATCAAGAGGTGGCGCGCGTGGCAAAAATGTTGCGACGCAGGATATCGACAGAGCGAGAAACGAAACACAAGTCGCTAAATCGATACAATTCTTGACTGACCAAGGCAGCAATCATTACAGTTTTCTTATTAAACCTGTAAAAACAAGCTATACAAAAGCTGGTAACGAAATTAGTAAGATACTTAAATACAATGCAGAAGCCGCCGCAAAAACGACCGAAGAATTACAGAAAGATCAAACTCTTAAAGATACAGCAAAACAAGAAGCACAAAAAACTGCAAATGTTTTTTTAGATACCTTTAGACCAAAACTTCTCACTTCCCAAGAAGTAAAAACAGATACGTATATTTCTCTTCCGTTACCAGCGCAGATACCAACAGAATCATTAAATATTGAATATTCTCTAGATAAACTTGGTATTGCTGGAGCAGGATATAGTCTCGGATTGGAAGTGCAAGATTCATTTGGTACCGATGGCGCGTTGGCGGCAGCTCGTGCAGGAGATTATCTTGCTAGAACTCTACTACAAAATATAGATTCGGTAAGAGGAATTAGTACTCTTGCCTTGGGAAATATCGCAAATCCATTTTCTGCAAATATCTTTGAAAACGTGGAACCAAGAAATTTTAGATTAGATTGGCCAATGCTACAACCTAAAAATAAAGAAGAATCTGATAATCTACGCGAAATCATAAATCTATTAAGATATTTTGCTTTACCAGAACCCGATGGATTATTGTTGAAGACACCGCATGAATTTGAGTTGGCATTTCTAGGAACCAATTATCTTTACTCTTTCTCTAGATGCGCGCTAACTAACATTGAAGTAAACTATGCGCCAAATGGTTTTAATGTGTTTACAACAGAAGATGCACCGCAGGCAGTTTCGCTTTCTCTTTCGTTTAAAGAAATATTCCCGCTAAACAAAAATGTCATTCTTAATTCTGGTGGGATTGCTATGAAACCAAATAAACTTGATATGTTTAGCCAAGATGCATCTCAGTCAGATAAAACTGTAGAAACACCTGTTTCTCAATCTAGAGCAGAAACCGAAGCTGAGATTAATCAATTAGTAAATGATTGGAAATTCAAATTTAATCAATTAGAAGCACTCAAAGAGGAAGAACGCACTATTTTAAGTGGTCCTGGTGTAAACGATCCGAATAGAGTCGCCAACATTAAAGCTCAAATAACTCAAGTTAAAGTAGACATGAATTTAATAGCAACAGAAGTTCAATCCCTACAAGCTAAAATTAACTACACGGATAGAACTGGAAAGAAATTAAAACCTCTACCATTCGTATAAGGTAAAAAAAGAAATGGCAAAGCAATATTTTAGCAATTTTCCACTGATACAGTATAATGGTGCTGTTCTTAGAAACATTATGTTGAAGTCCAACATCATCAAAGAATTACTTTTAGGGCAATCATTGTTTTACACTTACGAAGTTAAAGATGGCGAAAAGCCTTCTATGGTAGCGCATAACTATTATGGTTCTGTTGACTATGCTTGGTTAGTTATGATTTCTAATCAAATGATTGATCCGTACTTTGATTGGGTTCTGAGCGATGAAGAATTTCAAGAATTTATTGTAAAGAAATATGGTTCTATTACTGCAGCACAAACTTTAGTTGTTGAATATGCTGACAGCATATCTGATGAACGATATTCTCTAGATACATTTAACTATGTTTTTAGTGGTGATGATTTTGACGGCTGGCTTGTTCCTGTTTATGCTTACGACAAAGAATTTGATCTTAATGAACAAAAAAGAAACATTAGACTTATCGATAAAACATTTAGTAAACAAATTACTTTAGAGTTAGAGAAAAGTCTAAGAGGATAATATGGATACGAGTTTGAAGCCACATCTCATCGTGCAAAATAGCAATACAGTAAATGAATTTAGCTATTCTGTTGTTTTGAAAAAAGATAGGTCAGTAAAAGATGGCGTTGGTATCGCTACACTTATAAATTCTATATCATTAAAACAATCTTTGCTTAGATATTCTATTAGTTTAGAAGCATCGTTGGTAGATGGTATAAATTTGGTCGACGACGGCTTTTTATCTCTCGGTAGTGTCATAGAAGTAACACTATTCAAATTTCAAGATGATCCTATAGAAAACAAAATTATATTGAATTTTTATATTACAAACATAGAAAATTCAATTCAAACCACAACACAAAAAGAAAAGGTATATGATATTGTTGCGTATACTTTTCCTGCTGTAACGAACGCGTGGCCACTGATTAAGTTTTATCCAGAAGGCACACCTTCGGATGTCATCAAGCAAATCGTTGAGTCTAGGTTTGTTAAAAAGGATCCGCCAGATAGAGAAAAAATTGGCACTGGGGATGACTGGATTAGCAGCAAGAATATCATTAAAAATGGATTTATCTTCAATCAGATAAAGCCATTCGACGCTATATCTAGATTATTGTCTCAGTCGTTATCTTCTCAATCTGATGATAGCACATACTTCTTTTATCAAGATTATCAGGGTTTTAAGTTAAAAACTGCTAGATCTATTGCGAGCGACGCCAACAAACAAAGAGCATTCAGATATACGTTTTATCCAGAACGAAACAATACAGATCTTGATGCTAGTGTTGAAAAAGATTACTTCCGAGTATTGTATCTTTCTCAATATGAACACTCAAACTACTTTGATTTGATTGCTTCTGGTGTGCTTAGAAGTGAGATAATGTTAATCGATTTAATAAACAGAGAAGTTAAAACACCGACCAAAACATTTGAATATGAAAAAGATAGTAAAAACATATTCTTGCTAGGCAAGAACAGCGCGTTTGATACGAAATATCCAGTGTTTGCTACTAATGTCGATTTGAATCCACAAGGATTAAAATATGATTTTACACCAGCTTCGTATATTGCCGTATCCGAAAATGCTTGGGAACGTGATGATTATTTAGAAGAAAAATATCTCTATGCTCGCGCGCAAAGAGCATTGTTAGAACAAACCAAAATAACAATTGAAGTCTATGGTAATCCTTACATCAAACCAGGAGATATCTTAAATCTAAATGTTCCTGCTAAGAGTGGTATTACAGAAGACGAAAATTCAAATAGACAATCTGGCGACTTCATAGTTGGTGCTGTAAAACATAATATCAAAGGTACTATATTTCAAACTTATGTAGATTTGTATAAAGACGCATATGAAAAAGATTTGATAAATGGTGCACGATGAGAGATTTGACAAATACACCTTATGATGAATTCTACTGGTTTATTGGTGTAGTAGAGAATACTTTTGACGATCCTTTGCAACTAGGAAGAGTTCGTGTTCGCGCGTTTGGTTATCATCCTTCTTCGAAAGAACTTCGCGCCAAAGATTTACCGCTTGCGCCTGTATTAGATGGAGGAATCCAGCCTATTAAAAAAGGTCAAATGGTGCTAGGTTTCTTTATGGACGGAAGTTTGATACAACAACCATTTGTGCTAGGAACTATTAATGGCGCAACAAGCGGTAGTGGTATATTTGACTCTTTGAGAAAAGTAGGTGGCTCTGTAAAGAGTATATTAGAAGCTACAAAATCTGCCATCGAAGAATTATTTACTGATGGAGCACCAGACGAAGAATTCTGGTCTTTAGTTGCTATTTGTTCGCGCGAAGCGTTTGGTAATGATTTTCAAGGTTGCGCGGACGTAGCTCAAAGTATTTACAACAGAGTTGGCTCTGGCGCATATCAACAAAAAACTGTTAAGGGAATCATTACATCTCCTGGTCAATATGAGCCTACCTTTGCTAATCCGTCAGCATGGAAAGCGATTAAAGATATAGATACAGCTTTGATTGCTGTCAATACAGCAAAAGGTGGTCAGCTTGATAAGTCATATTTGGTTGCTGTCGCTAACGCTCTAACAGATTCAATCAAACAGAATTCTGCTGCTGCACATGTCGAAGGTCGAACAGATTTTAGAGGTGGACGAGCACAAGATTTAGTAAATGCAGTGCGTAGAAGTAGCATAAGTAATGATTTTGGTTTTAACAAAAACGGTAATTACAGAAAAAACGTATTATATCCAGTTCCATCATTTGTTTCAAAAGATAAGATACCAACTAGAATATGAGAGACTTAAAAAATACACCATACGGAAAGTTTATCTGGTTTGTCGGAGTTGCCGAAGATACTTTTTCAGACCCAACTCAACTTGGGCGCGTTCGCGTTCGAGCTATCGGATTTCATCCTTCGTCAGAAGTATTGCCGACTGAGAATCTACCACTGGCTCCTGTGTTGAATGGTGGCTCTGCTAAGATAAACGCAGGACAGATGGTTCTTGGTTTCTTTATGGATGGAGAATTATTACAACAACCATTTATTCTTGGTGTTATTAATGGTGGTGTTTCTTCGGCTTCCTATGCTGCAACAGGCGCAGTAAACAGACTAGAAGGTTCTGTTGAAAATCTTTCTGGTGTTAATTCTCCTGCTGCCAACAGACCAACCGACGGCTCGTGCCCACAACCAAAACAAGGACTTGTTAATTCTGCTGCAGCATGGTTAGGATATCAAGAAAGAACTGATAAGGCTTGTTTAATGAATCTGTTTAAGACAAGAGTAAATAGCGGAATAGATCCTTCTGTAACTCCGTGGTGTGGAGCATTTGTGGGTTCTATACTTTCTTCTCAAGGGTACTCATATCCATCAGCAGTTAATAGTTCTAGAGCATATGCTTCTCCGAAATATAACACTCACAGCAAAAATGGTTATGGAACAACTGTTTGGGAAAAAGGAACAAAAGAAAGTAAACTAGATGAAGCCAATATTCAAGTTGGTGATATCGCAGTATTCAAGCGAGGACCAATTTCCAGTGGTTTTGGCCATGTCGCGTTTGTAGCTCAAATAGGATTTCCAGGAAATCGTGTTGTTATTTTAGGAGGCAACCAATCAGATAAAGTCACACTGACTAAAAAATATGTCAGCGATTTGTTAAGTATAACTAGACCTCCTGGTAAACGACCAGAAACTTATGATACCACGGGTGTTGCTGTATCAACAGGAGGAAGTACAAGCTAATGGCTAACGTAATTAAGAGCGCAAAAGACCTAGTTAAATTTGACGCAGATACTACTGTCGCGTTAGATTTAAACATCAGCGCAACAGAATCTAAAGAACAAGTTTTAGCGAAAGCAAAAACAGAGTTTGATCAACTAGTAAAAAATGGTATCAAGCCAGAAAACATTGCAATCGTAGGAACTATTAGTCAATTCTCAGACATCAATAGCGCGTTGGAAACATTAAGTTCTGATCTCGGTGGTTCTTTTGGCGGAGCATTAGATTCGGTTTCTAATTTACAAACATATTTGGACGACATTGATAGTATTATCAAGAACAAAATAGATTTTACTAATATATCAAAACTTGCGAAGTTTCCTGATGATATACCAGTAAACGAAGCTCTAATTAAAAAATATGCCAGAAAGGTTCCAAAGCTGGATATGCTTGGAAACGAGCAAATTAGTTTCCCAGACACATTCTTAGCAGAAGAACGTCCGATTGATAGAAAGACTCCTCTTTCTGACTGGAAAGATAAAACAAAGTTATCTGTCGAGACTGCTGGCGGTGCCACCATTACAGAAAAAGCAAGCCAGTTCGCCGCAGAATACGGTAAGAATATTCTGGTAAAATCTAACACTGGTCATTTTATTGAGATGGATGATACTGAGGGTGTAGAGCGAATTAACATTCAACATAAGAATGGCGCGTTCATTACCATTCACCAAGACAAGTCCATTGTAATCCGTGGACAAAATGGCATACAGATTATTACCTATGCCAACAACGAACTATTCGTTGGCGGAAACATAAACATTACAGTGATTGGCGACACCAATATTTCTACAAACGGTAATACGAATATTGACACAGTCGGTGATGTAAACTGGAAAGTCGGTGGCAAATTTAATGTTGATGTTAAAGGCGATATTAATCTCAATAGTGGAGCTAGTATAAACCAAACTGCTTCTAAAGCAACAAACTTAAAATCAGGAAGTCAAACAATTCTTGATGGTTCTTCTGTTGAAGTTGGAACTGCTCTAAACGTAAAAGGTAGTACAAACCTTAAAGCTACTGGTAAAGATTCTCGTGGCGATAATCACAATCTTGCTGTTGGTGGCGGTGGCGCTGCGAATGCTTCCGACGCGCAAAAACTTGGCGATCCAAAGAAAAAAGAATACAAACTCGGTTCTTAAACGCTACTAAATACACTATAACAGCGGAGAATTTACATGAAAACTCTTAAAGACTTTATGGTTGAATTTACAGTTCCTGGATTTGAAGGGAAGAGAATCAAAGTCACCAAAAAACCAATTCGCATGATTAATGGTAAGTTA